CAGCAAAACAACCAAGTTTTTCAGATATTCAAGAAGCATCATTTTATAAATATGCACAATTACAAAATACAGTAAGATATTTGTACAGTCAAAAATCTAGATATAAAAGTATAGCAAAGGATAAAGCATAATGGAATTAGATAAGTTAATAGAAAAATTTAGAAATGAAACAATGCAAGAACAAGGTAGTTATATTGAACCTGAAGATAATGCTTTTGATGCACCAATACCAGGACAATCTTTAACAGATGAACCTGGAAATTATCCTTGGGAACATGCACCTCAAACAGCGTCAATTGAAGAAGCAACTGATTATGTTTATGAAAGTATAATGCAAAAAGACAATATGGAACGAATGTTTACTTTGTTAAGAATGGGTATACCTGTTGAGGCACTTGTTAAGGTAATTACTTTCTCTGGGTTTTTAGAAGGTAAATGGTCAGTTGATGTTGCAAAATTATTAGAGCCTATTGTTGCTATGATGATAACTGGTGAAGCATCATTAGCAAACATACCAGCTAAAATTAATTTAGGTGATGCTGAAGATACAGAATTTTATAATGATATGGCTGAAAGAAAATATGATATGAAGCAGAATGAAGAATCTATTAAAAAAGAATTAGACATGCCAAATAATCAAGATGTAAATGTAAAAGGTTTATTGGCAAAATTAGGAGAATAATATGGGAATATTTACAGACTTTGCAACTAGCTCACTTGGTGATTTAACTATAGGTGCATTTCAAGGTATAGAAGATGCAGCAGAAAGAGATGTAGTAGTAAATGCTACAGCATCAAGTAATGCATTAAACAAAGAAAATGAAGCATATAATTTAACAGAACTTGCATTTAAAAATAGACAAGAAATAGCTAATATACTTGCTGCAAATCCTACTGCATTTGGATTAAATGCACAGGAAGGTTTAAGTATAAATCAAATAGCAGATAGATTTTCTAATTTTATGTTTTTACAAAATCGAAGTATATTTGAAAACAAAGATTTTGATAAAGTAAAATTAAATGTTGCTAAGTTTATGGCACAAAATCCAGGTGAAGGATTTACTATATATGACCCATACATATCTGGTGAAGATAGATTTAAACAAGAACAAGAATTACATCAAGCAAGATTATCTGAAATAACTAAGATGCCTAAATCAGATAAGTTATTAATGAAATTACAGAAAGCTGAAGAAGGTGTAGCTACACCAGAATCAATCACAGATGAACTTACTAAGGTTGCAGCATTAACTGCTAAAGGTTATGGTATATTAAATACATTTCCTACAACTGAAGCAGGTAGAAAAAATTTAGAGTTTGTACAAGTTAATCTTATAACTGCAAATGCAAAAGCACAATTCCCAGATAATGCAGAAGCAAGAGCACAGTTTATAAATCAAAAATTATATGATAATAATATTGATCCTACTGATGGTATTCTGTATACTAATAATATGAATTATAAAATAATGTCAGATGTTATAACATCACAAGGTGGTGTAATAGCTAATCAAATGTTAGAATTAACAAATAGAATTGCAGCAGCAAAAACTGATGAAGAAAGAAAAGAACTTAATGACCAATTAAATCAAATAGTTTTAGAACAACATAAAACTATGGATACCTATAGTAAAACAGCAGGAACAATAATGGCTGGTTTAGATAGAAGTGAGGTATTCCCTGCAACTGATACAACTGGTGTACAATTACCTAAAGTTGCTGATGGTTATGTACCATCAATAAATAATCAAGGTGATGTTGTAATTGAATTAGCTAATGGTAATACACAAAAAATACCTTTAGAAGTATTAATAGACAGTCCAGATTCAGTTAAATTATTACCACAAATAACTCAAAATTATATAAATCAAATTAAAGATAATTTATTTGTAGATGGAAAAATGATTGAACCTAAGAGAGAAATGTTTGAGCCAGGTAAAGCAGGTGATAAAGCATTTAAAGACTTCTTAGGAATATACAATATATTTTTCCCAGATATTACTGATACTTTCTTTGAAGATGTAGAAAAATTAGAACCTACACCTAAAGTAGAACTTAAAGATGCTGATATTACTAAATTAAAAAAAGATGAAAAGAAAGGTGATGAAATATTAACAGAAGAATTACCATCAGCAGGTACTAAAGCACCACTTAAAAAACCAGACCAACCAGAAAAAGAAAAAGAAGAAACTTTAGAAAGTAAAATAAAAAAAGATTTTCCTAATACTAATGTAGGTATGAGTGGAGAAGGTGGAAATTTAGAAATTAAAGGTAGTGATAAAAAGAAAACTGATACCCAAACTCAAACTGAAGATTTATTTGAAGGATCTGATCCACTGTACGGTATAGATCCATTATACCAATCAGCTAGTTTAAAAGAAAAATTTGGAGAAGGTGGAACTACTTTTCAAAAACTAACTAAAAATAAAAATATGGAGTTTGCATATAATTATTTAAATAAAACATTAAGTCCAGAAGCTAGTGCTGCTTTATTAGGTAATATGTATGCAGAAGGAGGAAACTTTGCATTTGATCAAGAAGAAGTTACAGATAGAGCAAATAAAGGTTATGGATTATTTCAGTTTACAGATGTTAAAGATGGAGAAGGTCATAGAACAGAATACTTTAAATATTTAGAAACTAATGATAAACAAGACTCTATAGAATCTCAAATAGATTATGTAATGGC